GTTGTCCGCCCCGGGCCCGGCGACTCGGCGCCGCCCCGGAACCCATCACGCGGGAATCTTCTCCCGCGGTACAGCCGCTGTCAACACAAATCCGACGCCTTCAGCTGATTTTTTGCTCGCCCCTGGCCACCCCCAGGCGCGCCGCGGTCAGCCGCCGGTCGCGTACGGACGAGTCCCGCATGAGCGACAACGTCTCCGGGTACGTCCGGACGCCGTCGATGAGGCCGCGGGCCTGCGCTTCGGCGCCGTGCCAGACCCGGCCGTCGGCCACCTTCCGCACGTCCGCCTCGGCCATCCTGCGCCCGCGCGCGACGTCGGCGACGAATGCATCGCCAGCCTTGTCCACGAGCGACTGCACGTACTCTCGCTGCTCGGGCGTGATCGCGGTGCCCAGGACGCCGGTCCACTTGTATTTGCCGGTCGAGAAAACCTCGGTCTTGACGCCGGCCTTCTCGTCGGCCTTCGAGACGTCGTACAGGACGGCGAGGACGCCGATCGATCCGACGTCGTCCATTCGCCCCGCGTATACCTCGTTCGCCTGCGACGCCATCCAGTACGCGGCGGACGCGGCGAGGCCGTCCACCTGCGCCACGACGCGCTTGCGGCTCGCGGCCTTGCGGATGTCGTCGGCGGCCTCGGCGATGCCCGTGACGAATCCCCCCGGAGAATCGATCTTGAGCATGATGCCGTCGATCTTCGGGTCGGCGACCGCCGCCTCGAGCGCGGCGCTGGTCGCGACGTAGGAGGCCAGGAATCCGTTGGCGCGCATCCGCTTGTTCGTCATCCCGACGACCGGGATGATCGCCGTAGAGCCGACGACCCTGATCGGGAGGTCGGCCTTCGCCGCGTCGGCAGCGGGGCCCGCGGTCATCGCGGGGATGTCGATGCGCCCGCCGCCGACGGTGAACACGCGGTGGAATGCGAGCGGCTCCATGAGCAGGAGCGACTCGAACGCCGGGATGATGCCGCCGGACGCGACACACTCGGACAGTATGTCATGCAGCACAGGTCACCACGCTTTCAGCAAGGGCCAGCACTTGAGCCGCCCAGACTCCCGGCAGCTTGGCGAGCCGAGCCGCGGCGACATCGCCGGCGCGCTCGGGATCGGCGTATTCCTTCGCGGCCTGCGCGCACCACCCGGCGCAGAGCGCGACCAGCACTTCCGGCGGGTCGTCGGCGCGGAACGCGACGGCGAGCTCCTCGGCCATGTCCTCCGCGTGGCGCGCCAGGAAGTCCGCGAGCGCCCCAGCGAACTCGGCCTTGCCCGTCTTCGCCTTGCCGGCGAGCCGCGCGACGGCCTTGCCCTCTTTCCGGAGCAGGCGCCGCGCGGACTGCTCGACGAACGGGCGATACGCCGCCGCGGCCTTCTCGTCGTCGGGCGCGGGCTTCTTCTCCTCGTCCTGCGGCGCCGGAAGCTGAGGCTGGACCTGCGCCGGGCCTTCGACCGCGCGCTCGAGCGTCTGCATGTTCACGGGGATGAACCGCTTGTCGCCGAGCGGCCCGATGCCGTTGAGCCCCTCGCACTGCCGCACGTCGTTGATCGAGAACACGCCGCGATCCTGCATCCTGTTGTAGTAATCGGCGCGCGCGCTCGCGTTCGCGCGCAGCAGCCGCGAGAAGTCATGCTCGCAGTACAGGCGATGGTCGGGGAAAAACTTGCGGTCCGCCTCCGCCTCGATCCGCTCGAGCCACGGCATGAGCGTCTCGGTCAGGTAGTACGTGTTCTCGGCCTCGGATGAGTCCCAGCCCTTGGCTTGGAGGTAGTGCTGAATCTTGACCGGCGGCATCCGGAACCACCGGCAGATTTCCTCGATCGTGAAATTCCGAGACGCGATCCACTCCGCGTCCTTCGGGTTCACGAGGTCGCCGTGAAACTTCATCCCCTCCTCGAGGATCCCGATCTTGTGGGCGTTGCCCGCGCCCTGGTGGCGTTTCGCGATCGAGGCCTGCAGATTGTCGCGCGCGACCTGGGACAGCTTCCCCGGGTGCTCGAGCCAGCCGCCGATCGCGGTGCCGTTCGCGAAGAAGGCCGCCGAGAACTTCTGCTGCGCGAGCCCTTCGCCGATGCATTCGGTGGCCCAATAGGCGACGGGCCACCCGACGATCCCGTTCTCCGAGGGCCCCATCACGTGGATGACGTCGGCCGCCGGGAGCTCGACTTTCTGCCCGACGTCGTTCTGATACCAGTAGCGCAAGCGCCCCTCGCTGTCGAGCTTCGGGTCGAAGCGGGACGACTGCAGCGGATGCAGCGCGAACGGAGTCCCGTCGGGCAGCCTCTGGATTTCCAGGAGGCCGTTGCCCCACCCCAGGGCCTGCGCGGACAGGTGCTCGCGCACGGTGAATGCCGTCGAGTTCTGATTCGCCGACCTGTTCAACAGCTCGTACTCGGGGACGTCCCGCACCTCGGTCTTGGTGCCGGACTTCTCCTCGCGGATGATCTTGATCGGCAGCTTGGCCGAGTCCTCGGCGAGCACCCGCTTGCACGCCCAATATGCCGCGAGCGCATTGGCCGTGTCGGGGCTCACGTTCTCTCCGGCAGTCGAGCGCGTGAACGCCACGCCCGTCCCCGTCCAGAGGTCGGGGTTGTTCTCGTTCATGTGAGGCCGGGAGTCCGCCGCGAGGAGCGAGAGTATCACTGTGGTTTCCCTCCGCCGGCCCGGATGAGCTGCAGCACGTCCGCGAGCATCACCTCGAGCCAGACCAGCCCCCCCGCGACGATGAGACCGAACGGCCAACCCCACGCGACGCCGACGCCAGCGCCGATCGCGCCCACGGCTGTCGCCCACTCCGCGCTGGCGATCCATTTCACAGGAAGTCAACCCCCCTGGCCTCGTAGACGGACCGGCCCTCGCCGCCATGCACCATCGCGCGCGCGAGCGCGGTGACCGTCGCCGAGACGCCGTCGATGCGCTCGGTGGACGTTTCCTTGTCGGGCGTGATGTTGCCCGCCTTGTCGCGCCACGCGACGCAGTTCCGCACGTTCCAGTCCATGATCGGCGATCCGTCGTGAGTCCAGTTGCCGGCCAGGATGGAGGCCTCGAATTCCTTGCATGGCTCGCTCAGCGTCTTCCACCCCTGCCCAACCTCGACGCAGGGGAACCCGTCCTCGGCCGAGAGCTGCACCGAGAGCTGCGCCGCGCCGTAGGGGTCGAACCCGATCTCGCGTATCGTGAACAGCTTGGCGATTTCCTCTTTGATGGTATGGCGTATCCACGAGTAGTCTACGATGCTGCCCTCCGTGAACTCGACCCAGCCCGCCTCGCGCCAGGCCAGGTACGGAACGTGGTCCCGCTTCTCGCGCGCCACCGCGTTCTCGTGTGGCACCCAGTAGTAGTGCAGGCTGGTATAGCGCCTGCGCTCGGCGTCCTGCTCGACGACGAGCTCGGGAAACAGCACGGTCATCGACGTGAGGTCCAGCTTGCTCGAGAGGTCCAGGCCGATGTAGCACTCGCGCCCGCGAAGCGACTCGATGAGCGCCTTGCGGCGCTCGACCGTCGTGTCGGTGGACTGCACGGCGCCGGCGGTCCACTTCTCGCCGGGGATCCAGACCACGGACGCATCGGTCACGATGTTCAGCCGCAGGCGCTTGAAGTCGGCCCGGTACGACGGCTGATCCACGGCCTTCTGGAAATCGGCTCGGAACGCCTCCGGGTCGACGCTCACGCCCCAATTCGGGTTGACCCGCCGCCAGACCTCCTCGCTCGTCCAGTCATCCTCCTCGGTGGCCTCCCAGACGGCGGGCAGGAACGTCGGGTCGCGGTCGATGCCGGCGATCACGTTCCGCGCCTTCGCGAGCTTCAGATTGCACGGCGATTCCTTGCGGTTGTAGTCTGCCGTCGTGGTATAGAGTATCAGCGAGTTGTCGCGTGCCGCGTCGCTCGCCTCCACGAGGTCGATGAACTTCGAGTCGTCGAACCTGTGGAGCTCGTCGATGATCGCCGCGTGGATGTTGTCGCCGTCGAACGTCTTGGCCTCGGACGCGACGACGTAATACTTGCTCGCCTCCGCGTCAAACGCAATGCTGCGCTCGACCGAGCCGCCGCGGAGCCCGAATACCTTGAGATCCCGCTTGAGCCAATCGGACTGCAGCACCATGCCCGCGGCCGTGTCGAAGATGTACCCGGCCTGTTTCTTCGCGGCGGCCGCGCCGATGATCCGGGCCCCGCCCTCGTGGTCGGTGCGGAGGATCAGAATCGCGATGCCGCTGCCCGTCGTGCTCTTGCTATTCTTCTTTGGCAGATACAGCAGGCACCGGCGATAGCGGCGCTTGCCGTTCGGGCGCCGCCACCCCCAGAGATTCATCAGCAGCGATTTCTGCCAGTCCTCGAGCCTGATCGGTTTCTTGGCCAGCGGCCCCTGCGTGTGAGTCAGGACGTCGGGAAAGAAGTCGCAGGCGATGCGCGCCTTCTCTGGCTCGAACGCGAAGCCGGCCGCGTCGCGGAACGGATCATACCTAGGAAGCAACATCAGCAGCGGCCGGATGTCGTCCGGCACGCCGTACTCGTCGACCGCCTTCCGGCGCGTCTTGCGCTTGCGAGCCGGCGGCGCTGCGGTCGCAGTGTCCGGCACGTCAGCCTCCGTACTTCGCGGCGAGCTCGTCCTCGTGCGACTGAGGCTTGCCCGTCACGACCGCCGCCATGCCCGCCCGATCTCCGGCCGTCATGCAGAAGCGGCTCCCGAGCTTCTGCAGTTGGGCGTCGAGCCGCAGCATGCGCGCGACCGCAGGATGATCCGTGTATCGGACGCCCATGCCCCCATCGGTCGCATACGGTTCCTCGCAGACGGGGCCATGCGCGGCGATGTACTCTGCCGCCTCGATCCACTGAGACATCAGGACGCAGTAGCGGGCGAGAGCGTCGCGGTCGATGGTCGTGAGGATTCCCATGCGAGACAGCCGCGGCACGTTGTAATGCCATAGGCGTATTGCGTACTTGTGCGGAGCGAGCCAGGCCGGACGTCGGGGAGGACCGGCGTCCCGGGGAGCCGGTCCCGGCTCCGGCCCGCGCGTCTTGGCCAGCCAGGAGCCATGGAGTTCGAGCACCGCCCTGGGGGTGCGGGGGGGGCCACGGCGACCCATCACGACCCCCTAACCATTGGAGGGCAATACCCTTGCGAATATACGGAAAGA